AGCACTCATGGAAGTATTATAAATCAAAAAATAACTTTTATAAAAGGTAAACAGTTTACTTTTAAGTTAGATGGTGAAAATGTTGATTATTTAGATTTGCCTATTGACTTTCAAGAGTGGTGCAAAGAGGTTAATCCAGATGGTGAGAGCCTTTACGATGTGTTTTGCGACCTTATACAGAGTTATGTCATAACAGGTAATGCTTACCCTCACATAGTTAAAAGCGGTGATTTTACAGCGTTATATTGCTATGATGCGACAACTGTTAGAAAAGGTAAAAACAATGACATTGCATACTTATCAAACTTTTGGAGAGATATAGAATTATCAAATACACCGTCAGCACAATATCCAGTCAATGAGTTAGAGTTTTATAACAACACTAATCAAAAAGAGTTTTTAGTACACATAATGCGTAAATATCCGGAGTTTAACTTTTACGGGTTGCCTGACTATGTAGGTGCTTTAGATTGGATTGATATTGAGTACAGAATGAGTAAGTACAATATTGATAAGTTTGATAATGGTTTTTTTCCTAGTGTATTAATTCAGATGTTTGGTGAAGTTCCGGACGGGATGAACGCTCAACAGTATGTTGAAAAGATAAAAGAAAAATTCACAGGAGAAGCTAACAATGACAAATTTTTAGTTGAGTTATTAGATTCACCGGAGCAAGCTGCAAGCATTAAGGAATTTGATAGAGAGAGGGATGGTGAATTTATGGAGTTATCTCAACTATGTACTAAAGCAATTATCTCAGCTCATAGAATCACGCCAAGTTTAGCAGGTTTAGAAACTGCTGGCAAGTTAGGAAGTAGCCAACAGATAAAAGATGAGTATGATAAATTTATGAATAGCGTTGTTATTCCTGATTTTCAAGAGCCATTACTAAAGGTATTAAATAGAATTATCAAGAGAGATACTAAATATGGTAATATTGAAGTAGGTATCTTAAATGTTAGCCCCGTTGGTGATAGTGCAAAGGTTGATTTAAATGCTGTTATTACTATTAATGAGGCTCGTAAAATGCTAGGTTTAGAGATGTTTGATGATGCAAGAGGTGAGCAGTTTGTTAATGAGAATGCAGTTCAAAACATTGAAGAAGATTCTATCGATGAAGAGGTAGAAAATGAAATTAACAACACTTATCAAAATAGCATTTATTCTAAAACCTATGCTGACTATCCAGATTCAGCGGTTAACAATGCTAAAAGAGGTATAAAGCTGAATGATGAGGTTAACAATAGATGTGCAACAAATGTAGGTAAGCAAAGAGCGCAAGATATTAGCAATAGAAGAGGGTTATCTTTTAGCACTATAAAAAGAACTTTTAGTTATTTATCAAGAGCAGAAGAATATTATGATCCTAGTGATACAAAAGCTTGCGGAACTATAAGTTATCTATTATGGGGAGGTAAGTCTATGAAAAGCTGGGCAGAAAGTAAAATTAAAGAAATAGAAAGAGATGGCGTATAATACTGAAATAATGACTCCTTCGGAGGTGAGTAGCCAAGCTATTAATGATAATTATTTTGATACTGCTTACTTTGACAAATATATTTTGACATCACAAAGAAAGTATGTAAAGCCTGTATTAGGTGTGAAGTATTATGATGAAATACTAACACAGATAGCTGGAGCAAGTTTAACAGGTGATAATACTATTATAGTAAATCAGTTTATAAAGCCTATGTTAGCTCATTACATAGTTTATGAGGTTTATAGTAAAGTTCATACACAGTTAACGAATCAGGGAGCAATGGAGAACAATACAGATCAATCTAATCAGGCTAACAACTTTGAATATTCACAAAGTAGAGATTTTTATATCAATAAGGCTGATTTTTGGAAAAAGGACATGATAGAATATATCAAAGAGGCTAAAGATGCTGATTCTACAAAATTCCCTCTGTTTGATGATTGCGATACACCTCCTCAAGTAAACAAAAAAGGTATAATATTTTATTAAGATATGGCAATATTACATAAGAATATTAACAATGCTAATGACATCCACGTACCTAAATGGTTACCTAGTGCTAATAATGGTGATTATGCTTTTAAGAATGAAAAAGGTGAATTAGAGAGCATTGATGAATTATTACTACCGGGAGCGTTAAACTTTGTTGATGGTAGTGTAGCTCCTCCAACTACTAACACAGGTGACATCTACATTTTATCTAGTGGTGCTAGTGTTAATGCTGGTTGGGGTGGTGTTGCCTTACAAGACTGGGTAAGATATGACGGTACTGCATGGAATAGCCTAACACCTCAAAAGAGTAGTTTATGCTATGATAAGACTGCTGATGCATTAAAGTTTTTCAACGGTACTGCATGGGCTGGTATGGGTGGTGGCATACAAGGGGTAACAAGTGCTGAAAAGGCTGCTCTATCGCCTACTAATGGTGATTTTGTATATGACACAGATTTAGATAGTTTACAAAGGTATGACGGCTCTGTTTGGGTAGATGTCGCAAAAGGTTATGGGCTAATCAGTGTAAACAGTACAACGGGTGTACCAACATTTTATATTGATTTACAAACTGCTTTAGAAACTTGTAAAACAGGAACAAATACTGTAACTCTTCACAGTAATATTGCTTTATCAGCACAAATAAACATTAATTTTCAAGGTACAGGTGTCGGCACTGGTTACAATTTTGACAATCTTACAATTAATTTAAACGGTTATTCACTAAGTTATGATGCTGCAAATTCTGATGCGATTATAGATGCTCATTTGTTTTCAACACCACCAAATTTGAAAATAATAAACGGGCAAATTATAAGAACTAATGCTACTAGTGGATATGCTATATCATTGCAAAGAACAACCTTTTACTCATCAAATTTAATTGTCGACAGTAATAAAAGTTGTTTAGAAATGGGTACCATAAGCTGTAACGCATATTTAGGTGGTTCTTATTTTATAGCAAGAGGAACAACAGAAGCTATTAGAACAAATACAGGAACTATTAAGGACTTTATCGCCATAAATACATCAAGTGGTATTGGCTTTTATATGGCAAGCATTGTAGCTCAAAATTTTTATTGCGAAAGCGATTCGGGTGCAGCATTAAGAGTTTTAGCGGGAAAAGCAGACAGTTTTAAGGCACATAGTAACTCAAGTTATGCTGTCTGGCATGGTTCAAGTACAACTTGCAAGCTTACAAATTTTGAAGCTAATTCAAATACATCAGCAGGAATAAGAAGGTCGGGTTTTGGCACATCAACCTTGCACTTATCGAATTTTAGAGTTTTGAATGGTGGAATACAACTTGACGGTAGTATAACTAATTCCAAGTTTAGTAATTTTACTGTGTTTTGTGATTTCAATACCTTTGAGAGGTCAAGTACATGGGTTAAATTTTTACAATGGCACATTTGAGAGTGATGGTGCTTATCATACTTCGGTAGTTGGACTTAGTAACAAATTTGAAAATGTATCATTTATAGGTAATGACTTTGAAACCGTTAATTTTTTTGATGTAGGAAATGTAAATGGTTCAGTTTTAAAAAATTGTAATTTTACTTGCTTACTAGATACTACTTCAGGACATGCTATCGATATTGGTAGTATAGATGGCGGTAACGCTGATTTTATGAATTGTACTTTTGAAGTGGTTAACTCTGGGGCTAATTGCATTACTGCAAGCTCTGCTGAAACTATAACAGTATTAAATAGCTCTTTCAAAGGAGCTACAACACCAATAAATGCGAATGTAACTATAACTGCTTCTACTGACCAAAATAACGGCAATAGAAGCATTTAATAAATTATAATATATGAATGCAAATGTTTATGAATACGGTACTGATCCTGAAACAGGATTAAAAAGGAGGTTAGTTCGAGATACCGCAGTTATTCAAGAGGAGATGGACTCTAATAAAAAACCTAAAGCAGTTGTACATTTAAGATTGCAAACTTATGTTGATAATGACGGTATGATAGCGGTTGTAACTGATGTTTCTGCTGGTTATGAGGTTGTAAAAGGTGAAATATGTGGATGGTGAGGCACTACCTAAGTATATTGTAAATCCGGAAACAGGAGAAAAAACTTTAGATATCAATCCTGAAACAGATGAACCATATCCAAGAGATAACGGATATGAAAATACAATAACATTGTCAAAATGTCCTATACCTTTTGATGGAGTTTTAGATAATTCTATTAAAGAATATTACAAGATATGAAATTTTTGACGGTTGAATTTTTATTACAATTTATAGCTTTATTTATAGGTATTTTATCAGCTTTTATAAGATTTAATAATAAGACCGAAAAAAACACTTTATTAATTGTGCAATTAGAAAAAGATGTTCAGGCCATTAAAGAGGTAGAAAAAGAAAACTACGCAAAGCTTGAGAATAAAATAGGAAAAGTTGAGAATGATATTAAATGCATTGCTACTGATATCGGTGAGATAAAAGGAATATTAAGCAAAATGGATGACAACAAATGAAGTTAAGCAATAGTTTTAGTTTATCAGAAATGCTCAAAAGTAATACCGCAAACCGTAGAGGTATAGAAGAACAGTATAAGCCATCAAAAGATGTTATTGATAATTTAACTAGGTTATGTAAAAAGGTTTTACAACCTATTAGAGATAGTTTAGAGTTACCGGTTAGGGTTACTAGCGGTTATAGATGTGAAAAGCTCAATAAGGCTATTGGAGGGAGCAGTAAAAGCCAGCACGTAAAAGGTGAGGCTGCTGATATTGAACTTTGGATAGCAGGACAAGAAAAGAACGCTATATTATTAGATGAAATTATTAATTTATCATTTAGAAATGAGATAGAGTTTGACCAGCTTATAATAGAATATCCTGTTAATGATGTTCCTAAATGGTTACATATTAGTTATAGTGATCAAAACAGAAATCAGATACTTATTGCAGAAAGAATTAATGGTAAAACAGTTTATAAAAAAGCAGATAAATGAAAAAGTTTATAGGGATTGCAAAAGGGTTATTTAAAAAAGGTGAAGCCGTTAAAACAGTTGTTAATGGTATTGAAAAGATTGGAAAAGTAAAGGTTACTAAAAAGAAAATAGTGCTGGGTGTTATTATTGTTTTAGCTATCTTAGTACTTTGTGGTGTAATTAGTGAAGAAA